GTCCATATACACTGGCCTACTGAGAATGTAAGCCAATGACATCTCGTCCTTATTGGTTCCATATAGTCCAATGGGTTGAGCAACATTGTTCCGGTTATCGAGGGCAAGCATCTTGGCCTTCGAGTCTCCAGCAAAGTTGGCAAGGTTGCGCGCATATTGAGGTACCACCATCGTAACAGTGGCCCCATCAACTGGCTTAGAATAGCCAAAAAGCGCAGCAATTCCACCTACTGCTGAAGCAACCCAACCGGCGGCCGCGATAAAGGGGCCAACCGTTGGGATAAGTCCGAGAGCTTTTCCAATAGTTCCAGTGGTTCTCATGATCTTAGAGATTTTCGTTCCACTGGAAGATGCAGCCTGCTCTGCTTCAATACCAGGGGCATCTCCCGTTTCCGAGATTAATTCCGGCACTGACGTTGATCCATCGGGGGCGATCCAGGGGTCTTCATTAGATTGGGCAGGTCCAGAATCTCCTGGAAGAGGAGTTACTAGGGGCAGTCCGGTTGGCATCTGCACATCAATATTCATTGCGCGCATCCAGACTGTTGCATCAACGTCTGCACTCCCTGTTAAGGGAGAGTAGACAATAGTGCGCACTTGTCCCATGCACCCAGCACCATTGATAAGATCAATGTACATGAGTGGCATGATAAAGGGCACTGTGAGAGTTCCTGAAGTCGATTCCGAAAGGTCAAGTTCAACGTGTGGATAGCCAGTTAAGCCTCCAAAATACCATTGGTTAGATGGAGTAGAGGCCAGCTGCTGCTGCATAGGTAAAAAAACCATAAGCAAACGTCCAGCGTTGAAAGGTTGAGCATTAATCTGCCACTTGAATTCCAAATCCATACGGATATATCTGAAGCCCTGAAGCTTCTCACGAACCATAGGATTGTTCAACCAAGCAAAAGGCAGGTTAATTGCAGGTGTGAGGTCAGTATAAGCTGCCTGAGCCGTAGCCCAAGCAAAGCTTGCGAGTTTGATCGGTCGGGATAAAAATCCGACTACATCATTCGTCAAAGAGTCCTTCGCGGGCTTGACTATGTGAGAGAGCGCGCTACCAGTGAAACCACCAGAAGCTATTTCTCCTTCTTCGTGAAAAAGGATAAGTTCCTCACGTTCATCAATTGACGCTGCACCGGGAAGAATGCTAGATGTGCCTCCAGCTGAGCTTGATTCATTAGATTGAGCAAGTCCGGTTTCTTCGGAAGGAGGCGAACTTAATCCGTACCTTCCAGCACGACGGGTGAGTAGCCTATCATTTAAGGTGTCCACACACTCACCAATAGGGCTAAATAACCCTGACACCGCGTACGTCCGCAAAGATTTCCGCACCTCAGCAGGATTTGCTGCTCCACTCGTTTCGTCGATCTGAATGGAGCCCCGATCACGAGGTTTTTCTTCGTTCGACTGCGTGGCACACCAACGAACTGTCTCCAGCTGCTGGTAAGCATCATAAGAGAGAAAAGTGCAGTTCACTCTTTTCCCAATAATCCGTCGGGCTTCCTCAAAACGGGGAAGTTCACGTTCAAAAACATCACGCCCGTGTTGGGCGAGCTCATGAACAGCTTCTTCCAAAGTTGTCGCTGTGAGTTCATACACATCAACGCGACTACGCACCCACATCGGCATCTCCCGAATAGTATCAAGAGACAGCGGAGCGCGGTAGCGTGCTTGAGTTTCATCCCAGCGGAACTCACGCTTAAGAAAAGCGATCTCTGACATCTTCCTGAAAGGAAGACAAGTTCCGGTCTTTGCCTCATCAGTGTAAGTCATGCCAATAGTCTCATACGCTTTCGCGATCGTATCTTGATTAAACCAAGAAATAATTGAGTCCGAAATATTCCAGACATCATCGTCACCATAATTGACATGCCGAACATACTTATTATAAGCCTGCATGTTGGCTAATTCAGCTTCGTTCTCCCACGCGAGAGCAATAAACACATATCGCGCAGAGAGAGAGTGATAAACACTATTCAATATAGCTGTCAGGGGGCATCCAGAGGGATTTGAATGGGTCCACATGTATACGTGGTTGCCAGAAACGTGAATAGAGTTCACAATCTCAGACCACAAAGCACGTCTAACTAACTTATCTTCTGCCGAAGCAGCCTCATAGAAGTTATCGATTACCTCAAGAACAGCCCAAAGAAATTGAGCGTTCAACGTGCCATCATAGTTAGAGAAATCTCCAGCAATCACTTTATCACCAAGTTGTTGAATGCGCTCAGCAATTAACGACCAGTCTCTTGAGTAAACATTAGTGCCGATGCAAGATTCGAGCTCAATGCGGTTAATCATCATATGAGCTGCAAAACCTAAGAAATACTGGCGGAAGATAAGATTAAAAACCATATCTCCTACCGAGAATAGACGGGTTTTCCCAGCGTCTACTTTCGCCATAGGTCGCCTCTCGTCTTTCAGCACATCTTGCCAAAAAACAGAGGGTCGAATACCTGCTTTGCAGTCGTTAAGCATTTTGGTGTGTTTAGTGAGGATCTCTTTATTGTCAAAGATGTACTCATCTTCTCCGAGCCATTTCGTTTTTCCTTTGCCTTTCTTGTCCCATCCGAATCCAGGGGAAGTGGAGCGGTTGATAGGGGCAAGGAACTCTTCTCCTTCAACACCAGCAATAGATTCTTCAAGAGTTAAAACTCGGTCATACTTGCTGGTGCCGGCATCTCCTTTGCAACTCAGTACATCTTGCGAATAACCGTGAACACAATCAGCTAACACATCCGTGTCAACTGGCGGAGGTACTCCTGCAGCTTTTATTTGTGCAAGAGCTTTTGGATCAATTCTCTCGCCTTCATCATTAACAAAAGGTTTGAGATGTGCGGGCTTAGTCAAAGGTTCAGCAATAACATTCCAAACGGGTGAAGGGAAAATTCGTGACTTCGTCACTTCATGGGCACCCTGGACCTGTCCATGTTGAACAAAATTACCAGGGATTGGAAGCGACAAAACCATTTTCCCATCTTCATTGACAGCTGTCAAGTCAGATTTAATTTCCGGGTCAGGGCTCATAAGAGCATCAGCCCGAACTTTGGGAATGGCCTTCAACAAAAATTCTAAGAACTCTTGCGAAACGGGTTGGCCAACTCCAGCAAATTCGGGATTAGCTGTACCAGCTGCGTGGATGCCAATTATCTTTCGATTAAAGGCAGAGTCGTACGCAATAATAACAGCTCCACAGTCTCCAACGGTCGTTTGAATTCCATATTTGAAGTATCTCCGGATCTTTCCGACTTGAGCTCCAGTACTACCAATTAAGGTAAACTCAGCATCGAAGGCCGTACAATTCTGGGCTGCCTGGGAATAAGGATGCACCGTTTCAGTAGTGCGATATCCGGTAAGGCAGATCTGACCCAGACTTGAAAATCTAGAGAAATCATCTGAAGTCATAAACTTCTTCACGATATTGGGATGCTGATGGAGATTATCTGGAAAGACAAACATCACGACATCCTTCTTACCATGAATTTG